ATTAGTTCTTTCTTCGGCTTGTTTCGTTGCTGTGCCGATCGTGTTCATTTTTTCGGTTAATGTTTCAACGGCTCCGGCGTTCTCAATTAATATTTGTGCTCCGATCTGATTTTCTAGTCCGAAAACTTCGATTAATTTTCCTGAATCTTTTAATAATGGTTTCAACGCCTCTAAACGCTCACTGAACGGTTTTGTTGTATCGTTTAAATCTTCAAATGAAATACCTAAATCATTTAATGCGTCTTGTGCCTTTTTTGGCAGAACTTCCGGTGACGAAAGTTTCGCCATTACATTTCTTAATGCTGTTCCCGCCTCCGCTCCTTTTTTACCGTTCTTTGCGAGAATTTCAATTAATGCCGTACTTTCTTGAATAGAAACATTTGAGGTTCTTGCAGATGCCCCGAATTTTAATAATGCCTCTGTCACTCCGGGTATTTCAGCCGAACCAAATTTTGCCCCGTTTGCCAATACGTTTATAAATTCCCCCGCCTTTTCTGCCGGTGCTCCGAATTGATTCATAGCGTCAGTTAATGCCGTTGCGGCTTCGGGGAGTTCCATGCCTGACGCATGAGATAATGTAATTGCACTTTGAGTAACGGCGTCCAATGCCTCTGCGTTACTTAATAATTCGGGCTTTGCTGACCCGATTAGCTTATATGCTTCAATAACAGCCGACGCACCGCCCTCAACGTCTTTACCCATTTCTATTGCTTGTTGTTTAAAGAATTCTAAATCTTTTCCACCGGCTCCCGTTATGGCTTTCAAATCAGCCACGCTCTGACCGAAATCCGCAATAGTTTCACCCGCCCCCCTGATTAATTGGAACCCGCCAAATGCTAACCCCAACCCGCTTAAAATGGTTGTAAGTTTTCCAAGTGCTTGTTTATAGTTACCAACATTTCTAAAGTTATCACCAACGGTAGCGTCTATTTTCTTTAACGCCTTGTCGCCTTGTTTTGCCGATCGTGTAACGTTTTTATATTGTGTATTTAACTTTCGCCATTCCTTTGAATTTTTCTTGCCGGCACTCTCTAAATTAATTAATTCAACCGCTAATTTTTTGGATTCGTTTTTCTGATCTCTTGTCTGTTTTACTAACTGTTTGTAAGCATTACTTTCGTCGCCTTTTAATTTTATTGCCCGTTGTCTTGCCTTATTTTCCTTTTCCTTTTGTGCTGTTTCTTGTTGTGAAAGCCGGTTTTCTTGTTGTTGGGTTTTTATTTTTTGCTGTTTAGTTTTTTCAGATTGCTGTTCTATTTTCTCAATCTCTTGAACTAATTTTGCCTTTTGCTGATCTAATTTTATTGAATCCTCTTTGGTCTTATTTGCCTCTCGTGACGCTTTGGTAAACTTTTCTAAATCCTTTGACGAACCAAATTTTGCACCCTTAACGTCTTTGCTTAATGTTTCTGCTGTTTCCTTTAATCCCGCATTTAATTCATTAATAACGTCTAACGCACTTTTTGCCCCCTCTATAACGTATGCGAATACGTCGCTGTCTGAAATATCGTCTTTACTTATTCGCTTTGCCATATTGCTTTAAAATGTTATAATATTCAACTACCGTTACTTCTTTTGGGTTCAATCTATACCCCAACCATTTGGATAAATAAACTATTGATTCCTCAATCGTCATTCCACTACCATTGCTCTCAATAATCCCTTGTAATTTCCTTTGTTCAATCTCAATTTCTGTTAACTTAAAACGCTCCCGGGTTATCACAAACTCCAATTCCAATAATGCCTTTTGTTGCATAACTTTGAGCATCTTTATATATATTTTTGACAACCCGTATTTTTTTATATACTGATCGTATAATTCACTAAATTTCTGTTCATCTTTGCCCTCGTTTTTAACCCCCTCACGCCTTACAAAACTAACCTCACCCCCGTTGCACTTTATCCAATTATATAAAGGCATTACATCAATCGAGTTCCAATAGTTTTCGGACGTATTTAATGTATTTTTCCTTAATCTGTTTAATAAGTTTTCCAAGACTTTCTTCATTTAATCCTAAAATACCATCATGCCACCAAAGACCGTTCGTTTGTGAGAAACTTTCCTCCATTTTAGCCGTATCACCGTCTACAATAAACGAATCGAATGTAGCTGTAATAAACATTGAACTATAAAATGCCCCGGTATCGTTTAAATCAAATGGATCACCCTCTAATTTTCGCCCCCCTGACATTAATTCGGTTGCCCGGGAGTATAGTCCAATAATATCGTTATCCTCGTCTACGCCCCTTGCTGTTAATTGGTCTTTACGAATATAGTCTAAAATTATTGTTTTTAGCTGTGGCGTAAATGATTCATACCATGCAACTTTTTCAAATAAAGTTTTGGTTTTATTTAATTTTTGCACAAGTAACGTTCCCTCCAACATAATAATACAAAGTTACGTAATTAAGGTGAAAAAAAAGCCACGAAATTAATCATGGCTTCTCTTTTTATAAAATCAAAAAATGCAAAATACTACTTCTTACTCTTTTTCTTTTTCTTCGGATTAGCCAAATAGTAAGCCGTTGTCACCTTGTTTTTATCAATATGTGAAAACATTTCTTTCGCCTCTTTTAAAGTAACCCCCCGCAAATGATTTAAAGCAAAATGCGTGTTTCCTACTTTTACAGATTCCATATTTCTATGCCGTTGTTGCAGTTACTGAACCACTATATCCGGTTTTCGTTACCGTTACCGTTACAACCTCTGTCAACGCCGGTTGATCTGCTACAACATAAGTCAACACATAGTCACCCGGTGTATTTGGGTCTTCGTCAAGTGTAAGAATAGCAATTGACGTTCCTTGTGTATCGTTGTTGACGCTTAAATCTGCGGGTAAAGCCCCGGTGAAAGCAATTTTATTAATTGCTGTTCCGTAGCTAAATTCAGCCGTAAAGGTAATAGATGCCACAACCGCCGTTACTGACGTGAAATTAACGTCAATTAATCCTCTTAACGCTGTGAAATCTGTTCCCGCTTCATCAGGTGTTATTTGATACATTGTAGATTCCTCAAATAAACGATCAAAGTCAAAACCAACCGTAATTTTCTGAACTGTGGAATCAGTAGCAAACATAAAAACCGGATTCCATGAAGGATTGTCTACCGGTATTGGATAAAGATAACCGTCCACCTCTGAACCGATCAAATTTCCGTTAACATCTACAACGTAGATTCCAAAATCTACACAACGGCTCTTTTGTAGTTTTCCCAAAAATGTCGGGGTACTATCTTCAGCCCAAAGTTCGCCCGAAAACGATCTTTTTCCTTGACGTAAAAACGCCATTCTACCCGAACTTGCTTCTTCAAATTGTGAATCTGCTTTGGGTAATTCTACATTTTCAAAAGAGGGTAATGGGAACCATCTTTTGCTCGCATCTGTTTCGTTTACTAAATCACTCCATACGGGTAAAGTAGCGGACAGATCAATACCGTTCAATGTTCCATCGTTCGCTACTAAAGGAACAATAATCATTGACGATACAATACTAAATAACGGCACACATGCCGGTCTGCCGGTGTTACTTAACCCGGCATTACAATCGCATCCAATCATATTTTCTATAATTTTTAATTAACATTTACAATTTTCTTTATATTTAATGAGCGTGAAAATTAACTCCACTCCTGATAAATTCGCATCTAAAACATTCTGAAACATTCCGTTTTCTTGTTCCACGCCAAACCTTGAAAAAGTTTTTATAGTATAATCCTCAACGGTTTTAAATTTTCTGTCGCCGTTAATTGTATTTAAAAACTCGTCCAATAGTTTTGACATAGGGTGAACAACTTGTTTTCTATGATCTTCGGTATAATAATTCTTAATGTCAGTTTCATCTAAAAAAAAGATTCTTAATTCTGATTCTCTTTCAATAGCTGATTCCCTACCGAATTTCCTTTCCCTTATTGTTTCAAGTAGCCAAATAATTGGCGTCTTTTGGGTTACGTTACTCCCGGCTATCGTCCACTCCCTATTCGTAGCTAATTTAGTGCCCGGAATATAAAACGGCGTTGGTAGATTCGTTACACCATTTAAGTTCGGAAACGGGGCTGTCAAACTTGTAGAAGTAATGCTAACGTCATAATCTATGGCTGTGATTAAATAATCATTTGCCACGCTATCTGTTACATTCTTTCCCACTCGTGCCCATTTAGTGTCACAATATGTCGTAACGCCTAACCCGGCGTCATATACGCCGTTTATAGTGCTATCCATATCGTTAACAATTCCCTCAACTATTTTGGTAATATCGTTTGTCATAACCAATACGCCATTTCTTTGCCTATCCCATTAAATTCGCTGTAATCGGAACGGTTGAGCACTACGTAATGTTGTATTGCTCTATACGTTCCAACGCCCTCGTTATATCGGGCGTAAATCATTGAATATAATGTAGATACGACATTGGAATTTTCTCCAACCGGCTGAACGTTTCCCGCCGGTGTCATTTGATTAATTAAGTCTTTTCCGTATTCAAAATATATAAAACCTTTCAACATTTCTGTCATGCCGTCACTCCATATTATACAGAAATCGTGATCTTCTTCCAACGGGTCAAAAATCTTTACGTATTTCGGCAATAATTGGTTAGCAATAAAGTCGGCATATAAGTCAACCCCCAACAACTGAACCAAATATTTCTTTTCGTATTTATCTATATACGATTGTAATTTTGGTAAGTCATATATTCCGGTGCTTAACTCATATTTTCCGACGTTAAAATCTGCTGTGGTTATAAACATTTTTTATACTATTTTTCCAAGTCTTTTCTTAATCAATTCACGTGCTGACCTACCGGAAACGGAGTATATTTTTCCTTTCACGAAACGATACGCCCCGCTCCCGTTTGCCTCAAAAGAATACATTTTATTGTCAATTAAAGTGACTTTTTTTGTTTCCTTTTTTGGCTCGTCAACCTTTGTTTCAGTTTGTTTCTTTGCCATTTTATCAGTTATTTAATTTACGGTAGATCAATAACAGCTATATCCGTAGCGAATACACCTTTTACAAAAGCCCCCAAATGATTTGTCTTAACAAAATTACATGCTCTCGCCTCAACTAATACAGTGATAAGATTCTTTGTAAAATCGTCATTAACATATCCAACCTGAACGTTCATTTCTTCACGCATCCTCAAATTGTCTTTAGAGAAATCACCAACCAAGTATTCACCCGCCGGTACGCCGTTGTTTTCAACGATCGGAATACCTTTTACACGAGTAATTCCGTCTGCTTGTGGTACAAACATTGGGTAAGTATAACCCCCGGTTGAATCTTTAGTAAGTTCCATTCCGGCTACATCTTCAGGGTTCATTAGAATATAATTTGCCATGAAGTTGTTTGTCGCAACTTGTGCGATTGCTATTCTTAATACATCGCTGTTATTAGCTGATGGAATCGCAGCAACGAATTGTGCCGGTGCTGAAAATGCTGTGGCGTTCGTCATTACTCCGGTCATGTTGTTACCAAGCCCGTCACCGAGTAGTAATTGCTCGTCCAATTTAAGTTCAACCAACTCCATTAATTCGCCGTTAATCTCACCTTGCATAAATGGAATGTCTGCGATCATTTCTTTACTGACTTTTATCCAAGTAGCAATTTTCTTAACCTCACAAGATCGTTCCACTAAATCGAAATCTGACTGT